TGTGGCGTTGCGGCATACTTGTTGCCAGCTGGTATGGTTGGTGTAAGGCTGGAACCATACTGTTGGGCACTGTCTGCATATTCTTGCCTGTACGCTACTGTCACACCCCTACGGTGGGCTTCGTCCGCTTCCTTCTTGTTTGTAAGTTCGTGGATGCCTGGTGTGGTGAGGTCGTGTTCGTTCATCACAATGGCTGTATTGGTTGCATTGGAGTTGGCTGGCTCTAGGTAGCTCCTGACGCGGCTTCCGCGGGATACTTGGTGGAGTAACGCCGTAGTTGTTGCAGTGGTTGATAAGCTAACACTCGCCCTCTCATGCGCAAACAGGAGCAAGGTGTCGACAAGTATTGTGGTCGGAACATCGGGGAACTCCCTAAACACGAGACGTGTTAAGAGGGTGGCGTTCTCTGGGGTAAGAGTCGAAGCTATCTTCTGAGTCAGGAGGTAGCTATACACAAATTTTGATGCCATTATGTGACGCCTACGGGTGGCTAGCCCGTGGAACGGGTTGAAGCGTGGCCCATCAAGTTGATGTAACGTGGCTGCGTCGACGAGGGAGTCTAGAGCGCTTCGAAGGGACACGAGCCACTGTCTAGCCCTGGCGTCTGTCACAAAATTCTTAATGGCTATCCATGGAGTTGTGGTTATAGTTGTGTTCAACGGTTCGTGCGTGTAATGGCCATGGCTGAGCTCTCGATAGCCCCGTAGCACTGCACCAGGTCTTCTAAGGTCGAACTGGGCGTACTGCACATTGCCACTGTAGTCCTGAGTGCCGCGTTGGTATGCATACAACCCGCCCATGCGATGTGTGAGGACGCGGTATGTCGCATTAGTTGTGCCAGACGCGTAGTAGGTATTGCAGGAACTAAACACATCGACATGGCGTTGGTGTAGAGGTGCGATGAAGACTGGGTCTAGCGGATCGGCGAGTCCAAGGAGGGCGCCGGCTCCTGGAACCGGGTGATGTGCTGGGCCAGGGGGTACTGGACCGATGGGATCGGGTGGGAGCACAGGGCCTATGAATGGGGGCATGGGGCCTGGTGGTTCATGGTTGCTGCTAGCATCTGACTCATCATCGGTCTCGGAGCCATCTGATGTGCCGCTACTAGAACCTGATGAATGAGAGGAATCATCGGATAGTGATGGGTAGCTAAAATCACTGTCTGAATCGTCTTCTTTCTCTTCTACAGAGTCCAGTGAATATGCTGTGAGGTCACCGTACGAGGTTGATCTGGATACGCATTCATCGTAGCCCGGTGGGGGGTCACTGTCGATGCTACTGTCTTCACTTATCTCCGCCCACTGGTCCGACTCGTCATCGGCACCTCCAATGTTAGGCATAGGAGGGGCTGAATGTCGGGGTACCGAGTATACGGGTGGAAGGGTCGAGTGAAGGGATGGTAGGGATGAGGATGGCACTAAAGGTGGGCGTGCGCTTTCTAGAAGCATCGACTGGACTGCTTTTTCGCCTGCTACAATACCTGGCGCGGCCCCCGCCGCAACGCGCTCCAACGTCAGGTTTTTGATTAGACGTAGTGCGGAATTGATACGCTTTCTCATATCCTTACTGTCCAATGACTCGTGGCCTGGTATTGACACGTTTTCGTGCGGGTCGAGTGCTCGCTGCATCCTTTTGAGGGCTCTGGCTGCGCTGGCTTCGCTGTCGGATGTGTTTGTGGGTGAACCATAACGCTTGCGTTTTGAAGTGGGTGGTGGGTGTGGTGATGGATGGGGTATACGTTCTTGCATCACCCGTTTTTCACCTTGTGTGGGCCGCCGGTAAGGTGGGGTGTGCGCGATATATGCTTCAAACTTTGCCTGGTCTAACTCATAACGAGACCTGTCTTCCTCTGATGCTAGCATGCTTGGGTGTTCTGGTCTCCGGGGGTACGTACTCCACGGTAGCTCACTACCTCCCAGTAGGTGGTCTGGTGGGTACAGTGACTCATTGAATGGGAGCCCGCCGCGGTTAAGTAACACCCGAGCCTCGCGGCGGGTCCGCCTGAGCTTGACTGAATCGGGTATGGTGACACGTGTTGAACCACTATGGTCGGACATCTCTCCATCGTAGGTGTATGGCATCGATGGGTGTGTTGTCTGTCTCATATATCGGTCGATGGCGTTATTGAGGCGGTCCACGTCGAAGGTTTTTGAGGTGATGAGCTGTGCGGGAGTCAATGGTTTTCTCCGATTACGAGCGAATAATAGCTCATTGATGCGCTTGCTCTTAGCGTGGTTGTTCCATCCATCTCCCATGGTGCGTTCTCCATTAGCACCGTTGAGCTGGCTGGCTGCGGTGTGGATATTGCGCCATGGGTAATTCTGATCTATCCACAACCAGTCCTCCGTGTGGCATTCACTACGGAGGTGGTTGCTCCGGGCTTGTGACCCGGCCTTGGTACTATTACTAGCTGCCCCTTGGCAGGTGCTGCCCAGCTCTTGGCAACACAAAATTTCTCCTACATGTTTGTATAACACCAAATCAATGGTGGTTTTGGTGGCGCTACTAAGTGCAGCTCCCACGATTACAAGGACGCACGCCCAGGTCAGATATTTACAAATAACACTAGCACCGTCTAATTTTATGAGAGACGGTGGCACTCTCAAAGCCGAAAATGTTTAAAGAAGCCGCTGGCTTTG